GCTAGAAACTCCGGGTATACCGTCAGCACCAACAAGGCCTGATTTAGGATTGAATATGTACTCGGACCCATTGTAAAGGGGTATCTGTCCAAATCCAACGTCACCAGAACCGTAGTTGTACTTTGGTGCAACTAGTTTAGCTCCGTCGTTTTGCTTGTCACCGTAAGTAACAACAACAACATCTTTTCTAGCTCTGTTAGACTGTCTTAGTGTTATGTCAATGTTGGAGCCGCAAGCATTCACCCTAATGGTCATAGTTCTTTCTGTTGCTCCACCTATGTTGGATGTCAATGTGCCACCAATTGCTGCATCTCCATTTCCAGATGATTGATTTAATGTCAACCAACCGGTACCAGATCCCGTGTCAATTTTTGATATTGTCCAGCTTCTATTTGCAGACAACTTAAACAAGAACACATTAGTCAACGCATCACCACTAAGGTCTATCTCGTCCAGGCTAACAGAAGCCATACACTTAACAACCTCAGTCTCATTATTTGACAATACGTACACAAACTCATTTGGATCAAACGCTCCCAGTTTCTGAGTGTCTGGATAGTCATCGAACAGGTCTCTAAACCAGGCCTTCAACCCCAGGCTAGAAATTTCTTCTATACCAACGCCGTCAGTTAACTTCAATACCGATCCGCGCTTTTGATCTGTAAAGTATACGTCAGTTCCCCACTTGGCAAAACTTTCTGGGTTGTTTGATATACCGTACTCAGCGTCGTATGGTAGCTGCGTTCCAAGAACATCCGTGTTCGTAGTAATAACTCCACCACCAGAAGAGTCTGATATTAGATTCTTGCTGTACAATACTCTAGACACCTTATCCTCTTGAAAGACAACTAGGTCAGCATTTCTGGCATACAGCTTTTGTATAGACCCAAACTCCTTGTGTAGCTGCTTGAAGTTTGCAAGAGAAAGGTTAAACTCATTTAAAGAGTTCACGCCTGAAGTAATGTCAAACACTCCGCTGTATGTCAAGAAGTTATTTGCATCAACCTGCTTGTACTCTTCGATTGATGCACTTGCTCTTGGAGATGGAAGCAACATTGGGCCATTCCAGTCGTCCTCTATGATAGAAGACTCCATTCCATTTCCAAACGACACAGCGTTAAAGTCTTCAATAGTAATAACAGCAGGCGTAAATGTTCCCTGGTCTTGGTCTGACGCCAATAGCTTTCCGTGTCTTCTGTTTTCTATAATTGGATACGTACCCGGAACCTCGTAGTACACGTTGTCAGCGATAGGATCTCCCTCTGTCTCAAGGATTGTGTAGTTGTCTGGAACACGTATAGAAAAGTTTACCTTTATCTCTTTCTGGTCGTTCTTGCTTGTACTTGTTGCATATCCTTTTATACACATCATTACATAACCTCTTGGATCATTGACATCCTCAATTATAGTTTGTGTGCCCCCTCCTCCTCCTGGAGGATTATATTGGGTATATATACCTCTTCTAAAGAAAACAGCCTTTGCTCCATCTGACTTTCCGTCTGGAAGGTATTGCTTGTACTTATTGTATATTCTTTCCTCAAAGAACCACTCCTCTATATTTGCGTATGACCCAGAAGAAATAAATCTTTGGTTTTCTTGTTCAAACGTATCAGTTACCTGTATTTCTATTACTGTTCCTGGTGTTATTGCTAAGTCTCCTGGATTGTTATTTATAGTTCCTCCAAGATCAGGAAATGCAGTGTATGGGCCGCTCCAATATTCATTTTGATCAAAAGATTGTTGAACTGGAGTTCCAAATATTCCATACTTTCCTCCCCTATAGTTTAATCTAAAAGAATCTCCAATGGTGTACGGGGATGATGTGTCCCATGATATAATACCAAACGTTATATTGTTTCCACCTATGTTTGCTATTAAATAGTTTCCGTTGGCCCCATTAAACAAAAGCGGCGGCAAGGAGTCAACATTCATTGTTACATTTTCTCCATAATACCATTGAGCATTATAATCTCTCCATGAGAACGTATTTGCCCCAGTAATTTCTATTACAAATCTTCTATCCGTATCAAATGTGTAATCTGAAGACCTAAAAACAGCAGACAAAGAAGTATTATCACCACTTCCATAGTGTATTGGTTTTTCAACTCCAGTCCAGTTATATCTATTTCCAAAGAAATTAGCTCCATAAGAATCTAAGCCATCTTTTTTTCCTTTAGAATTTTTACCAGTGTTTGTCTGCTTGAGAGTGTAGATTGAGTCCTCAGAAAAGTAGTTAGGATTTGGAACCTTGATCTTAATATAGAATCCCTCGTCCTGTATTTGGCCAACCTTGTCACCCAAGAAGTCCTTTGGTTTGACTGCGGCCTCTATAACTTTATATTTGTCCGAGTCCTGCTTAACTCCAGACGGAGTTGACTTAATATAAATATAGTCGCCCTCCTTAACCTTGTCTATGTCGTATCTTGCAATCTGCAAGTAAACAAACAGGCCATCATTAACTACCGAAATAGGAATGATGTTATAGTATCGTCCTCTGTTTTGCTTCAAAAACACTCTGTACTTGCTAGCAAACTCAGGCGCGGTATTGTATATCTTTAACTTTAGGTCGTTCTTCTTTGATGCGTTTGTGATTGGAATGTTTATATTGTCAACGTGCACCTTTGATTCAAGCACGGTTGTCATTCTTCCAAAGTCGTCCAAATAAGCAATACCAGCCTCGTAGTCTCTGCCAGACTTAAATGTAGGCGTTGGAGTTCCTGGTACTATTGAGTTTTCTATAGTATTCAACTCAAAGTCCATTATGATGTCCTCTCCGCTCGCCTTCTTTATGTCGTAGAACTGCTTATAGTTTCCGTATATAATTCTACTACCTATAAGGTCTTGTGCCTTTGCCTTTAATGGAACATTGTCAAAAAGTCTATTAATTTGACTGTCTGGCAACACGGTATATATCTTGTTGTTCTTAAACTTGTACTGATACGTTGTTGCTGCCGGGTCAATGTTTCTCTTGTCGATAGAAGTAACCACCATGGCGTTTAAGTTCCTGGTGTCCTTCATTACAATGTCAACAAACTCAACCTCATCAGAGCCTAACTCCACCGTAATGTTTACAGAGTTTGCTTTGTTCTGCATTGAAATGTTTCTTCCGGTTGCGTAGTCAAATGAAAACTCCTTAGCCTCAAATGCTGTCTCAGAGAATGGAGACAACGCGCTCACTTCGTTGTTTACGTATCTGTATCTGTAGGCAAACCTAATAAACTTATCTTCTAGGTTGTTAGCCTCGTCTGTGGTGTCTTCTATTAACTCTATAGCCGGAGGGCTCAATGGCGGCTTTACAATTACATTAACGGTGTCCTCTGATATGTTTGCGTCTCTGTATACTCTTGTAACGTCTATTCTTCTTGGCGGGTTCAGGCCATCAGTAAAGAATAATAGATTTTCTACTAGGTTTACTCCGGTAATAAGATACTGTCGATCAAAGTTCATAATTCCAGTAGATATCGTCTCTACTAGCACCAACTTTCCGGTGACTGTTCCGGTGTCACTCTCGTGATACCTAACAATCATGTCATAGTTCGTAGAAGTCAAAAACCAGTATATGGCGTTATTCTTTGTGTCAGTGAATGAGCCAATAGGAAACACATTGTCCCCCTGTAGCGTAAACCCTTCTGCATTTAACAGGCCATCTATACTCATCATCTGCGTATTGCCGAGATGATTCTGTACTGTTCCGGCATTCTTGTCATCAGAAGACGATACGTTAATATTTATTGCGTTTCTGTATATTCCGTCGGGCAGTAACCTGTCGTCCAGGTCCTTATTCATTATGCCCCTAATAAAGTTTTTGCTACTATTCATTACTTAATCCAGTTATCTTTTCCTCTAAGGGCCATTAATAGTCTTCTAGGGTTGATATTGCTGAGTCTGATCTTTGCGTTTCTTAGTAGCGCTGATTTCTCGTCCCGTGCACGTCTCACTATGTACTCCTGCACGTTTACTCTATTGTTTAATAGGCACCACTTTATGTACGAATAGATAAACTCTTCAGCGAACTTGTGCACAGTAATTAACGATGGGTCCTCGCTTTCTAGTCCATCAGATATATACTCAAGAACTATTAGCCTTCCCTGTAGTCCAGACGAGAAGTTAATCACGCCCTCTGCCTTGTTGATTACGTATGTTGGGTTTCCGTTTAACTTAGAAGCGTCAGCACCGTAAAGGCCACCAAAGCTTGACAAAAAGTACCAGTCACCGTCTAGCATGTATGCGTCTCTTCCGTACCATATCCCAGGGAATGGATACTGACCGAATGTTCCATCAATTCTTATCTTGTCCAATTCAGACTGCTCAGTGATTAAGTTTCCGTTTACGTCAAATATGTAGTCATAGTTGGAGTCTTGGTCGTATCTAGTAGCCCAGTTAACTGTCTGGTTCTCTGTCAGCTTAAATAAAACACCGTCGATCTCATAAGAAATTCTAACGTAGTTTACGTAGTCCTGTGGAAGTATTACTTTAAGGTCGTCATTGACAATTGTCTCCAACACCTTTAACTCTTTAAACGCATCATAGTTTAACTCCTGAACCGCACGTTTCGCGTGGAACAATACGTTATATCTGTCTGCATTGTCTATTAACTTGTCGTAGCCCACGTACATGAGCATAAAGTTATTTACCACGTCCTGTAGAGTGACGTACTGCCCGCTTCCCCAGTTAGAAGATGAGCCATAGTATTGTTGTGGTGTCTGTGTCATTATTTATTTGCCTGGTCTTTTTTAGCCTCTTCCATGTTAACTACGTCAATAATTGAACTCTCTCTAAGAGTTACTCCAGCTTTTGCCAGAATTCTCAACACAAGGTCAACCTCATGCTCCTTTCCTAGCTCGAAGTCTTGATAATCGTTCGCGCTAGAATCAAATATGGGAGAGTTTGTCGTTGGATCAGTAAAGTATGTCCACTTTGGATCTGCCGGAAGCCTTAAATATATTGCATTAACACCAGAAACTATGGTGGTTGGGTACACCGTAATTTTTGTCTCTGTGTCAATGTATGCTGGATAAAACAAGCTCGGAGCGGTCATGTTTGACGCGTTAAGCATTGTAATTTTGTGCTGAGAAACTCTCTCTACTGACTTGCTGTTGTATATTACATCAACAAGGCTGTATATGTCAGCCGGAAGGTCAAAAGTACTGCCAGAGTCCAATGACAACGCAACGTTGCTAACAAACCTGTCTAGGTCCTGCGAGTATTTCTTTGCAAGGTCAGCGACCCCGCTATTAGCCGTTCTGTTATTTCTTCTTATGTATGAATTGTTAACCTGCTGGAATAACTCCTCAAATACCTCCAATTGAGCAAGTCGCGCAAATGCGTTAAACTCGGATGGAGTAAGATATCCATTATTATCCTTGTTCAGGATAAACATAACGGCATTTCTTACTTCGTTGATCATAATCGCAAATATACAACAAAAAAGCCACCCCTATAAGAGGTGGCCCTTCCTTAAATCAACAACTAAATTATGCTACTGCGATTCCGCTAACAGCGAAAGGCAAGTTGCTCACCTGGTAAGAAACGCTGTACCAAGGGCTCTGCAATGCAGCTACGATAGCAGCTTGAATTGCGTCACGCTCAGTTTCAACGCCTGCACCAGCAGTTGCGTGAGTCAATGTAACTACCTTGCCACCAGCGTAGGTAATTGTAACAGTAGTAGTAGAAGCTTGCTCTACCAAAATAACGTTGTTAGCAGAAACCAACTGGTTTTGCTCATTAGTAACGGGGATGCTTAAAAATTTTTCCATGATTCAGCAAAGATAGTGATTTTATAATTCTCTTAAAAGTCTATTATATACAGGCTCTCCCATCTCAGAAGAGAAGTAGTTAAACAAGAACGTGCCCTTATCTTCTCCCTCTGGAATACTTGTCATCTTCTTCTTGTTGTTTGGCATGTTAAAGTAAACGTCTCTGTCCTGATTTCTCATCTGGATCATCTTCATCTCAAAGAACTTCGTAATGTTGTTCTTCATTCTCACGCTAGGATCACCAGCAAGAGTCAAGAAGTCGTATGGGTTTGTTCTGGCATATACCAAGATGTCTCTACGAACTTCTTTAGAAGTCATCGTGTCTACTCTGTTACCAATAATATCCCTCAAGATCTCTTCACACTTCTCAATACCCATCTCTCTAGCAGAAATCAATGCGTCTACCTCGTAGTTTAAGTCCTCGATGTCTTGCTCGGCGTCCTTGTCTGGATCAAATTCAACAAAGATGGTACCATATCCAGGGTGACACTCCAAGAACTTTTGAAGAACCACATTGGTCTTGTCAACCTTAAGAGTTCCGTCCTCAAATACAATTGGCTCTACAATAGCATTCTCGTCTTGCTCATCTTCAAATGGAGACTTCTGGTTTCTGGCATAACGCAACGCTCTGTTACGTCCTGTTTCCTCGTCAAAATAAAGTAGTGGGGTTCTACGTCCGCTTCTAGACTGAAGCACGAATGAGATTGGCTCGCTACCATCCTTCAGATAGTAGATTCTGTCCTTTAAGTTATGTTTCATTTTATTGTAATTATTTAACAGTGCAAATATAAACAAAAAAACGGAGGCCATTGACCCCCGTTTCTTTTAAGGTATAACTATGTCTTTTAAATATATTTAAATCTAGATTTCTGATCATTTCTTCTTATCCTCTGAACTTCGGTTGTATAAATTAAACAACTTCTACAACACGCTTCTTTTATAGACGTGTAAAAAATACCAGTCTCAAGATCAACAACGCATTTTGATTTCGGATGATTACCAAATTTTGTTGCCACAGATCTTGCATGTCTAAAACTATCTGACATCTTTTTTCCAACTTTACTCTTAGATATATTTAATTTATGAGATTCGCTAAAAACAATTCCATTTCTACCCTCGCTTATATTCTTTCTTTGTTCTATTGTTCTCTTTTTGCCCTTATTACTCTCAGATATTTTTCTTTTGTGTTCATCCGTAAAATGAATACCAACAACGCCATCTCCACCAGAAGTTATATTGCAAAGTGTTCCACCATCTATTTTTCTTTTATATTTTGATATTGTTTCTATTTCTAATCTACAAGCCTCTTTCCATGATACATTTTTAAATAAAATTTCTACGCTAAAACCATGTTTATTTACTATGTTTACCCAATACTTGTTTCTAAACTTTCT